TTGTTTAGCTGGGTTGTCCCACTTGTTATATTCTGTCGTTCGGAAAGGAGACTTATTGTTCTGTATCAGCACCATCTTTTTTGTTCTCACATTTTAATATGTTAATGTATTTTTTTAAATACCACTCAGCCTTCTCTAAATCCTCTAATCGTTTACCTTTATAGTTACATCTCCAAACATATTTTATAACCTGTCCTCGTAAGTATCCCCTAAATTCTTCAGGTGTAAGGGTAGCTTCAATCGCATCTATACACTCTATACCATCGTCTGCTGTATAGTGAGCCGGGTGATTGACCGGATCGTTATTTGCCATTGTCTTCTCCATGTCTCATATTTAAGAGCACATTCAACCTTTTTCGTTCAAAATCAACCTTTTCAGGCTCACGGATGAGTCGACCAGCAAAGTCACGCACTTGACTATAATTAAGATTAGCAAGATCACAGACATCAACAAACCAAGAAGCAGTAACCCCAGCAGTTTTAGTGAACCATCGTACAGCATCTTGCTGAATGACCATGTTTTCTTTGCTAGTGATTTCGGTAGCACTAGCATCCAAAAGTGCTTGATAGATGATGGCTCTGAATAAAGTTCTTTCGTTTTCTCCTTCATGATTTTCCCTTTCTGTACTGGTCGAGAGATCGATACTTATACGACTTGCTTTTTCTTTTGAGAAATAATCTGTCTGGTTCTTCTTTTGGTTTTTCATCTATCCACTCTTGAGGTATTGTTTTATTTGCCCATAAAAAATTATGTTTGTCTAACCACTGAGCATAAGTTGTTTTACTTCCTTTGTAAAGTTTTGATTTAGAATTTTGTAAAACAAAACGAATGTCTAGCTTTGGTAACTGTCTTTGTATATACAAATGTTTGTGTCTATTTGCAAGTGTTAACCTCCCTTTAATTTCAACAATTATACCATTACCAAGCACAACATCAGGCACATAGGTATGATAAGATTCGGGAACGGAAAATGGTATGATCAGTGTTTCGTATTCAAAAAATATTTTATCATCTATAAGTTTTTTACAAACTTCTGATTCAAACATAGACCGAAAGGTAATTCCTTTTACCTTTTTTTTCTTTATGCGACTAAACATTAGGGAATATCTTCGGGAACTTTAGGTTCGTTCTTAACTGTTGTCAACCAACGAGGGCCATTGCTATAAATAAATTTTCGTAATCCTTTGCCTTTGTTAGAGTCACTCCAACATTCATTCTTGAATGAACAGTAAGAACAATTTACACCTAGCTTCCTGTTCCCAGTAACTCCATCAGTTTCGTCAGGATAACATCTCGGTGGTGGTGTGTCTGACTCAAGACAAGTTTTAAGTTTAGCTATCTTTTCTTTTACATCCGGTAGTTCTTTTTTATCCGGAGTGCATACAGCTATATGTCCAAACTGTTTATCAATAGCTAAGAAACAAAGCTTATCGTTTTGTTCGGCTTCTCCGTAAGCTTTGATTTGATATAGATAACCAAAAGAATCGTTCTCTTTTGTTAAGTTATTACTTTTAAATTTTTTAAATCCAAAACTTGAGGCACTTTTAATATCACATATCCAACCATCAATGGTCGCATCTTTGTGTCCTTTAACACCGTCAAGTTCTAATTCTTTTTGTTCTTCGGTAACATCATGTCCCGCCATACGAGCAAACAATAACAACAAGTCTTCTAGTATATGGCCATATAAAAACTTTATTTTTGTTTCGGCTGTTAAATGTTCTCGTAGATCGGGACGATGACATTCATACCAAGATTGTCTCTCCGGTTTACCAAGAGCCGACATGCGAAGTCCTCGTGACTCATTTGGTTTATACCGGAAAGAATTTCTAATAGAACTCGTGACCGACTTTGAGAAAGCTTCAAGCTGTTCATCTGTAGGTTCAACACCACCGGCATCAAACAACCGATAAATATCTTGTACTAATGTATCAATAGTCGCCACGATAATTCCTAATTAAATGTAGCTGATTCTTCAGCTACCGGTGGAGCATTAACTTCAGGAAAGTCCTCTGCACCAGAGCTTGTATCTGCTACAAATTTAATTATTTTTACAGAACGAAGGATAGCTGTAACTCCCTTTGATCCTGTAGGTGACGTGTATGGGTATGGATTCAACTTAACATACACTTCTGTACCACGACCAAGACGGCCGTTTGGTAAGTCCTGCATAGTTAGTTGTTTGTTGTTTGTATCAAACACCCTTGGCTTGATGGGATTTTCAGTTCCATCTTTTTTATAGAAGTTTGTTTTAGCTTCAATGTAATTGCCAAGTTCCGGTTTGGTATCAGAACTTTTTACATTTAAACCCAAAGACTCAAGTGTCTTTTTATTTTTATCATCCACTTGCAAAGTAATCTTAAACTTTGGTGGTGGAAAAGTACTGTCGGGTTCAAATAAGTGATTGTAATGACAGATACCTTGGACGATAACATCCTTTGGTCTATCGTTCTTTGACGAATTTGCCATGTGTTTCTCCTTTAAAGTTGTGACTTATCCATATATAAGTCTATTAATATTAAGTCTTATCACTAACACATAAAGAAATAGTTGTCAATGAGTTTCTTTCCAAGTTGTCCCAATATGATATTCACTATCTAAAGGACAGTTGAACTGTAAAATCTTTTCAGCTTCTTTCATAGCTTGTTTAGTAATCTGACCGAACTCTTCGGCTTGGTCTCTTTTAACCTCCCATTGTACTTCATCATGCACATTGGCTACCGGTCTTGCATCTAACTTTTTTTCTTTAACCATACGATCAATCTCACAAAGAAAATGTTTGCATACGATACTACCACAACTTTGTAATAAAACATTTAAAGCTGAGTGTTCACTACGACATTCTAAAAGTCTCCCATCAATAGCTTTTATGTTGCCGTGATTAGATCGTATCATAGCCGTAATTTTATTCTTTAGTTCTCTTATCATTGGAAAGGCTGACTCAAATTTATCTCGTAGTTGTTTGCCTTCGGACATACCACCACCAACGACCTTGCCTAGCTTTTCATTACCGGCTCCGTAGATGTAAGCATACAACCAAGTTTTACATACTGATCGATCAGCTAAACCCAAAGCTTCTTTGTGCACATTGTGAATGTCACCACCAACAACAATGTCTGTATACTTTTGATTATCAAGATAGTGAGCAAAGCATCGTATCTCTAGTGATGAAGCATCTGAACCAACAAGACAATAATTTACGGGGTCTTCTACTGTCCAACAATCTCTACACTCCGGACCATACGGAGAATAACTTGCGGGTATCTGTGCCATGTTAGGACTATAATGACTCATACGATGTGTCACACAACCTATCGTTATAACTCTGCCATGCACCCGGCTGTCTGGTCCTACAGCTTCGAGCCATGATTTTATTTGTGATACTCTTTTCTGCATCAATAAAAACTCTGACATCTTTTTAGCTTCAGATAAATCAATCTCTGAGAGCACCGATTCGTCCACTATAGGCTGTCCTTTCGGGGTTAGTCGTTGAGGATCGGGCTGCCACCCCACAGCTTTCAATCGTTTTATTATTTGTTGACGAGAGTTTGGATTGAATACTTCGACGTTATCTTTTAATCGTTTGCCGGTCTTGTCACTGTATCTCTCTGTTACTATTGGTGGAAATATTTTCTGTAAGTCTTGTTTTATCTGACCGGAGTTGTCCTCAAGATCAGCCATCAGCATTGATGCTTTCTTCTGGTCAAGATAAAAACCGTTGAGTTCTTGCTGTGTAATTATGTGTCTGACTTTGTGTTCTAATCTTACCGGTGCTTTACCAAATGGTTTGAGCAACGGCTGTAGATGTTGGGCTAGCTTACGAGTCAGGGCTACATCCTGACGACAATAGTAAAGCATCTCGTTGCTGTATGTTTCAAAGTTATCCTTGAAGTCTATCTTCTCACATTGTAATCGTTCGCCCCAAGCTTTCAAGCTATGACCACCATCTCTGTGTGGCTGTATCATCTGTGAAGCTAGCATCGTATCCCATACTCTTTCGGGTGGTAGGCAAATCTGTAATAACCGGCTAAGAACAACAGCATCAAAGCTGACACCGTTGTGCATAATATATATTCTTTCCGGGTCTTGTTTATGAAACTCTACAAACTCGTCAAGGTTATCAATAAACTCTTTTGTCTCTCCCGTCTCAAAATCCATGCAACATATACAATGTATCTTTGTTACCGGTATCTCATCGGTTTCTATATCTAATACTGTATATTTAAAGGAAGACGGCATCCGTATCACTCTCTCCTACTGGTTCGGGCTGTTTTTGTTCTTCCATCCTACCAGTATTTTTGTCCCATTTCAACCAACAACAGGGGCCGGTCTCTCCACTAAATCTGTTTTTCAATACTCGTATCGTTGTTAAGTTTCGTTTGTCTTCAGTATCAGCTTGTCCGTTTCGTATCAAAGCAAACACCATATCACATAACTGAGCAATACCATGCGAACCTCTGAGGTCAGCTAGAGATATGCTTCCTCCCTCCTCAGCTGTATTGTTCTGTGGTAGTGTTCGTCTCAGATGAGATACAAGCATGAGATGTATACCTTGCTCTTGCACAAGAGTTCTGAGTCTGGTCATGATTGTATCTATGGCTCGTCGTTCATCGTTACCCTCATGAGCACCAACAATCATATGCAGATGATCAACAATTATATACTTACATGCTAGTCCGGAGGACAAATATTGTATCTTACTAATGACATTATC